ATTATACAATAAACTTTTTAACTATTTGTTAATTCAAACTGTTCAGCTAAATCTGGGTTGACCTTTTTTAATTGTGATTGTAAGTACTTATATCTTATTTCTAGTTCTTGGTGCTGTTCGTTTAGTTTGGTGTATTGCCCTTCCCAAAAGCCCTCTAATGTTACTGACCTTATAAAAGCTTCGGGGTTTAGTTCTTTGGCTTTATTAAACCTTTTGCTTAATGCTAAAAAGTCCTGCTCAAACTCTTTGTCAAATAATAACCAGTCTTTAGCTTTTCTTGTAAAGTATAATACAGTTGCGTGATCTTTATTCATTGTTTTACCTATTTCTGTTAATGAATAATGGGTGTTATCCCTTAGCAACTTGTAATAGATTGCTCTTGCTTCTATGTATGGTCGCTTTCTTGTGTGTGTAGTTATATCTAATTTGTAGTAATCTTCTACTAATGTTCTAACTATTTTTTGTGTGTTTGTCATCTTCTATTTTATTTATTAATTCTTTGATTGTCATATATCCTGATTCGTGTATTGCTTTTAATATACCAGCACACGCCTCATACTCTTCTTCTTGCTCATAAATTTCAATTGCTTGTTCAAGTTCTTTTATATCCCTGCCACTTGATATATCTATTAAAGCCAAAAGGTAAAACTCTTCAATTAAATCTTTATTCAAAATAAGCTTTGCTGTTTGTGTGTGTAATTAGCTTTATCGTTATCTAATACTTTTTTTATCAAATTAAAATTACTAACACTTAGCAGGTCTTGCAAATATTTCTTCAATAAATAACTATCATTAAAGCTAAAGTCATATTCAATATTATTTACTCTAGTTTCTATAGTTTTTATTTGCCTATTGGTTTGGCTTGAGCCCCTAAGCTGCCTACCCTTTTCACCGTTACCATTTATTTTAATTATATATGGTTTTGCTTTAGCTATAAAGTTTTTATTTGTAAACCTATCGCCTTCAAAAATGTTTACCCCTTGCACTTCTTGTAAGTATTCATCAAGGCTTGTCATTACACTCATACTTAGTTTGTCGCTGCCTTGGAATACACCGCCCTCGTATTTACCTGTTATATTCAAATAACCATTTGTTCTATAGTGTAGCAAGCCTACATTCATAGGGTTGTCGCATTTAAAGTTTTTTATTAGGTTTTGCATTACATAGGTTTTACCCACACCACAATTACCTATAATTAAAATATTAATTTGCTCCATTATATATCAAGTTTAGTTTGTGTGGAATATTTTGCAGCACAAAGCCTATCGGCTTTTCGTGTACTTAATAAAAAACCTATTTCTTGACCGCCTGTAGCTGATTTAAATCCTTTAATAGGTTGCAAATCATTTTCTTCATAATATGTCCTTAAATGCTTTGTAGCAATTATCCAAAAATTATCACTATCACCTATAATATAAAATAATTGGGCTGTTTCTGTATCCCTATATATTCCACTTGGGTATTCTTTTCCGCTTTCTGCATATACTCTTTTTACAGATATATATAAATTTCCTGTCTGTTTATATCTTTGGTCATTTTTAATTTCAAAGCCTTGCCTGTTTTCACCCCTTGTAAATTGACCTGTTTTGCTTACAAAATGGCTAAGCGGTATATTGTGTATATCATTAAAGTAATCATATACTTTTTCTTCAAATTCATTAGCTTGCACTTGTTTCTTTATGTCCATTGTTATTGATTGTTATAAAGTTAAATACCCTGTTTTTTCTTGTTTAATTTCTTGCAGTTGTTCAGTAGGGCTTTTGCATTGGTACATATATTCCCTATAGTATAACACAAAGCTAACCCTTAGCCAGCCCTCTTCACAGTTTGTATATTCTGTGTTCCCGTGCCATTTGTGTACATCAACAAATAACAAGTCTGTATTTTGCATATCTATAGCAACTCCGTACTCAGGCAGTACAAAATAACCTCCACCCCAGTTACCCTCCCTGTAAATAACTAAGTTACCAAAGCCATCCCTAAAATCGCCAGAGTCTTGGTGTACTGCTGTTCTAAAGTTTCTATTTACCGTAACCGTTGTAAAGCTAGTATTATCTATAACGTAGTTTTGATTTGTACCTACTGCAATAGCTTTTTGCCTAGCGTAATGCTCTGGGCAAAGTTCCTCATACTTTTTGTCAATGTATTGTACGAATGGTATTCCTGATTTAAACTCTTCAAAGTATTTTTTAGCAAATGCTGTTTTTCTACAGTAATGCACCATCGCACTCTTATCCATATATCCTACACTACCAGACTCAACTTTATTACCTACAGTTATATTACTTACTGAGCCATCTTTACGAATACGCTTGTGGCTGCTACCACTTGCTGCACCCCTGCTTTCTGTAAGTTCTATACTGTTTTTAAAAGCATCGTAACCACTTTTTAATAATTCAAAAGGTATTGCGTTTTTACGGTATCTAAATAATAGTTCGCCTGTATGGTAGTCGTAACCATCAGCATCACTTGTTATTAGTGTGTTATAGTGGTTTTCTGTAACGTATTTTGTTTTAAGCTTTGCAGCTTGTTTATCGTCAAGTATTCTTTTTAATCTATACTGTTCCATATCGTTCATTTAATATTTTTAATAAAAAGTCACTAAGGTTGCCCTTTTGTTGGTACTCTTCACCGAACTCAATTTTTATGCCAGTCTTGCAAAGCTTTTTAAATTGCGCTAGTTCTTGCTTACTAAAGTATAGTAAAGTAGTAGTTATTTCTGTTTCGTCAATAGGGCTATTGTCTACACCCCAATTATCTTCAAATAGTTTCATAGTATTCCTCGCATTACATATTGGTCTAAGTCATTGTCCTGTTTAAAAAAGTATTTGTAATTATCTACAGCTTGTCTAAACTTATTTTCGCCACGCTTTAAAAAGTCATCGCTTACATCAAAAATACCTATATCAGTACTGGCTTTGTCTACTACTAAAAAAACAAAGTTGCTTTTATTAAATAGCTTTAAGTAGAGCCACGCCTGTAAGTCGTAACCATATTTGTCAGCACTATATTTAAACGTACTGAGGTCAGCTGAGGTTTTGAGGTCTACAATAGTATCGCCTTGTATAATATCAGCCTTACCCCTAAAAGGTAAATCTTTTATCATTTCTATTGCAGGTACCTCAAAGTCTGATTTGCTTAATAGCCTTATAGCGGCTTCGTTTCTTAGTACAGCATCGGCTAACCTTTCAGCAGCACTTCTTTCTTTTGTTAGGAATACTTCCCCATATTTTGACTTCGCATCTTTATACTTGTTTGTATTCTTAGAAGAAGCATCAACAAAATGTAGAGCATCTACTTTGTGCGGTTCAAGTATCATCCAATGTACTAACTTACCTGCTGCTAGTGCGGGGCTATCATTGTCATTTCCATACTTTAATACATTCCTATATGTTTTAGGGCTTTTTAAAATTGTTTTAAGGCTACTACTGCTTAAAGCGTATTTACCTAAATGACCATAGTAAAACTCATCATCATACATTTGGGTTAGTATTTCTTCTTTACCCCAATGGTCGCCGTTTAATAGTGTTATCATAATTCTAAAAATTCTGTTTGTTCTTCAGCACGCTTGTCTAGTTCTTGCTGTGCTTTTTTTTGTTCATCACCCAGCCTATTACTGTTGATAATATTTATAAGGTCTTGCTCTGTTAGTTGCGACCAGTACCAATAATTATAATCAAATTCCATAATTATCTAATATATTTTTTACCACGCTTAATATATGGTCATTGGTTAGGTTATTTGGTTGGCTTAATACATATTGATAATATTCTTGCAACTCATCTTTTTCCCAAGCCTCAAAAGTTTTTTCTGTAATAATTCTATTAGTTTGCATTTGTTGTTTGTTTTATAATGTAAATGTAATAAACATTTTTTTAACAAACAAAAATATTATTCTTTTTTTTCAAAAACCTTTTCTTCTAGTTTTTCCAACCTGTTTAATGCTACTACTAAAGCCTGTTGGGTTAGCTTTATATCGTGTTTCATTTTATATAATTCAGCTTCTTTCATCCTTATATATTTGGTTACACACTGCTAACCTTTGGTCTACAGGTCTAAATTCTTTAATCATTTCTGGGTTAATCATACATCTTTGCACGAACTTCTGCTGAGTTTCCCCTGCTGTTGGTTTTGGTAAAGGCATTATTTCTGTTGTTTTAATTTCTGTATATACAAAGCAGCATCTAAAAGTTCTTCCTGTAAATGGTTAAGGAACTTATAGAATCCATCTGGACTATCATAAAGCGTAGTGTTATACTTTTGTATTCCTTCGGCACTACGTTCACGCATCTTGCTAACTACCATTTCTACTATTGGGTCTTTTGTTTTATGGTTATAAGTAGAGTCCATTGTCCACCTGTCACCAAACTGCATTTCTACCCATTTTCGTAAACTATCACTCATTATTTATTTTATTATAAAATGCTTTTGTTATCATTGCTTCAAAC